GGCTCCCACATTTCACCTTCATACCTACGTAACCACAACAGCCTAGCGTTCTCTAGGAGAACATCAGCATCCCCGTTGTACATCTCTAGTGCCTTAGTATACATCTCCTTTACTGTAGTACAGCCTTCGTATGCCTTATCAGCCTTCTTAGGTCCGACACCCTTTACACCTTGAATGTTATCCACTTGATCTCCTGTTAGAAGTTGCTTGTAGAAGAAGTAATCTCCTTGTTCTTGGCTTACCTCTGTCCACTCTTTCTTCACGAAGTTATAATGTGTACAGGGGATCATAAGCAAGTCTTTGTCTATGGAGACTATAGTGCAATCCCCATTCAACTCCGTAGCCTTAATCCCTAGTGCATCATCTGCTTCCTGACCCTCTACTACCTCAGCTAACCAGCGTGTCTTTAGTTGGTCTCTTGTAGCCTTTAGGTGTATAGGTTTCTCTCCTCTCTTTCCTTTGTAGGGTCTTATAGTTGCTATATCAAAACGATAGTTGTTACTCCCTGTTAGATATAAGAAAGTATCCTCACCTAATGTATAGTCGTAGGGATACATACAGTCGTATAAGATGCTACTACAGATGTCATCAGTTGTACTACGCGCTTGTTTCTCACTGTCATCTTTTGCTGAGAATGCTGCCCTGTAAGCTATGATGTCTGCGTCAACTAATACTATCTCAGTCACATAGTATCTCCTTCTGGTGGTTCAGGTAAAGACATCCAATGCGTCATATGGCAATCATCTAGTAGGAAATTATCACCGTGGTATGCACAAAGAACTTGCCAAGGATAAGAAGGGTCTAATGCCTCTGCCCATCTTGCAGGGTATATCGTCCTAGTTTGTTTCTTTGTTCTGAATAGAAGTATAACAGAACCATCCTTGGGTGCGGTCTCAATCGGTTGCCAATCAGTCACACAATGTCTCCGCACGATAGATGTCACCTTCTGGTGTGCTTAACTCAAGCATATCAATGTAATCATAACCAGAACTGCGAACAAACTCTAGCATGTTGTATGACAGTTCCCATAGGTCTTCTGCGTTGAACTCCCGTGTTACCTTAGTACCATAGGGGCTTTCGTAAGTCATTGTGTATTTCTCAGTGTTCATATTATAATTCCTTTAGGGTAAATCTAGGGGCCAACCTAAGCTGACCCCCAAGTTAATTAGAATCCTTCGAGACCTGTGTTATCTGGTGTGAACTCTACAAGATCAATAACTTTAACTGCATGGAGAGTTACGATCTTACCGTCCCAAACATCAAGTCGAACCTTGAGACTAGAGCCGTTACCAATCAAAACTGTAGGGTCCCACTCTTCTCCGTTTACATCCATTACGACAGGCGCACCCATCTCCTTACCTTCACCTTTATTTATACGAGGGTTAAAGTGTGGACGCTTACACTTATAGAACGGGTTACCATCTAAATCTTCTTTGAACAGTTGACCAACCATTCCCTTGTTAGGTACACCCGCTGCAATCATAGCTTTCTTGGTTTCAGGTGTGATTTCTACGTTCAGTATGTAGTGACCTTGCTCAGAGAGGATTTTAGTCTTTTGATCCCCATCGTCAAGGTTGTCTCCCATGTCACGGTTATGTTCAAAAATCTTAGCGTACTTTGCGGTTCCTTCGAAGTCTACAAGAGCCATATGATATATCCTTTATGTTGGCTGTGGTGTTACTTATATTAGGCTAGTTCTGAAATGCAACGTGCGAATACTGCATCCTTTAGGTTCTTAGGTGAAAAACTGCTACCTGAGATGTAAACAAGCTCAAGAAGAGATGCTGCTAAATCTGGATTAAGTCCGTTATCAGTAAGTATACCAAAGGTTTCTTCAGGACCAATACCTATATCTCGCGCTTTTGCAATGTCAAAGATAGCTGATGATAGTAAAGAGCAATCTTCTGCTGGACTTGCGATAGCTGATGTTGCTGTAAGTCCTAAAGCTAGAGTTGCTGTCAAGATTAAGTTTTTCATGTACATTCTCCTTAATGTATCTCTGAATAGTTATCGCCAAACTCAGGCGTAGTTGATAGTGTTACGTTTAAATCTATCTTCTCGTTGGTCTTGTCCATAGCAGAGTAAACTGCATCAGATGTCTTAGGTTCATCCCCAGACTTAACCAAGAAAATAGCTTCGTCGTGAAACTGACCTATAGCATCTAAACCTAGATCAATGCAATACCCTAACCATGTATCGAAGCAATAAACTCCTGTACCTTGGTTAAGCGTAGAGAACTTATCCTTGTCATGTCGCAGGGAGTACCAAAAACCAGACACAGGGTTATACAACCACATCTGACCATCTCTAGTCTTCTTAGTTTTAGTACCCTTAGCGATAGCCTCAAGAGACCAGTTACGTTTCCAGAACGATTCTAGTAGTTTCTCTGCTTCACTAACAGAGAAGCCACCCCTACGAGATAGACCTAAAGGTTTAATCCCATACGTTGCTGAGTAGTTCGTTACTTTGTATGCCTTTCTTACTGACTTAAGACTACCCGTCTTGTTGTGTTGATCTATTTCTTCTTGTGTTACTACACCAGCGAACTTAGCTAGGTCTAGGTGTGCATCGAAGTCTTCCGTCTGCTGTGTAGCTACATACTCAGGGTCATATGGCGTCATATAATGCATCTTGGTGTTTTGTTCCAAGCTATCCATGTCAGCCCCGCATAGTACATAACCTTCTGGTGCAATAAGTAGTCCTCGTATCTCCTCTCCATATGCTTTATCTACGCTAGGGATGTTAGCTAGTGGCTTAACATGCTTAAAACGTAGTGTGTTAGTTAGACCATGTACCCCTGCGAACACATAACCTTCATCATCCAGAGCAGCTAGGAAACCCTTAACTACACTCTTACGGTGCTGTACTATAGACAGTCCCTCAAGAACCTTAACAGCAGGGTCTACGTCAGCTAGAAGCACAACACTAGAAGTCAATTCTCCTTCTTCCCGTACTTGTGGGATAGTTCTAGTTTCACCTGTTGCGTTGTCCCTTTTGTAGTCAAAGGTACACGGCTGCCAACCTAAACTATACAACCAATCCTTGACCTGTACGTGACTAGCTGGGTTCCCATCATCATAACCGTCGATCACATTAAAGCTCTTTACTTCTTCTGGCTGGCAGTTAGCTTTACGCTTTTCCTCAAACTTAACCCATTTTGCAGACATCCTCCCATCTTTATTCCACTTGCCTTCCTCCGCGGGGCGATTGACTGCCTTGAAGATGACCTTCTTAGGCATAGCCTTAACCAGTTCTTTGTGTTTCTCCTGTTCAATAGTTTCTAGTGTCTCCAGAAGAGCCTTAGCTTTAGGTACATCAACCTTCCACTTTAGTCTCTCCTGATCGGCAGCGCATTGCATCTTGAAGTTAAGATACTCTATGTAGCGCCATGCGTCATCGTGCAAAGGTTTCATTAAAGGTTGCCTTCAATAAAAACCACATCTTCGCCCTTTTCCCAACCTTTCTCTAAATAGACCTCCAAGATAGGCCAGTTAAAACGATCTGCGGTCCGACCATTGTAAGTCTTAACCTCTAGGTCTTCAGGAAACTTCTGTAGTTCTTCGATTAACTCCTTAACAGTCATCCATACAACTCCCCTAGTTTGCGTCTCAAGTCTTCCCACAGACGCCAGTTGATCTTAACGTCACTCTCGCAACGGAACGTGTAGTCTTCTCTTGTCAGGTTCTCCCAGTCCTTTACTACAGGCTTAGGTACACCGTAGTCAACCCCAAAACCTTCTAGACCGTAACTTTTCCTGTTAGGCATCAGAGTAACTGACAAAGGGTAGGTATCCACTATACGCTTAGGTTTAGACACTTGCAACACCTTAGATAGTGCTGGAAAGTCATACCCTATGATGTGGTGGCCTATAAATATTCGATCCTCCTTGAAGAACTCCTTTATTCCCCTGTAGTCATATATTGAGGTAGGCTCACGCATTGTTTCATCTTTGTAACTTACTACGTGTACCCTGTTAACTATGTCTAGGAGTCCATTAGTTTCTATGTCAAATACTGTCTCTAGCATTTTCCCACGCATCCTTCATAGCTATCTTAAGGTCAAAATCTCGTCCTAACTCTTGATACACTGACATCTTAACATCCTTAGACATCTGATCTTTACTGAAGTCAGAACCTTGTACAGGCTTGTCCCACCACTCTTCAAAAGTCATACCTAAACTACTCCCTTTACAATAGTGGTCTCAGGGTTATAGTGCAAACGACCAGCACTACCCAGACGTGAATACGGACGGTTCTTAGTGACCTCTACATCAGTATAATTAGCGTCATCCCCGTCAGCCTTCATGTCTCGCTTAAGTTCAATTAGCATAATAGCTTCCTCTTCTACACTCTTGGCATACTTAGTATGACCTGTTTCGTTTACGTGAGAGATACATATAATTCCCACGTTACGCCGCTTAGAGAACTCAACCAATCGGACACCTAATTCCGTCAGGGCAGCAGTAGCACCATCAACACCTGATAGGTACGCTAGTCGTTGCAAGTGGTCGATAAACAGGTAGTCACAACCGTAAACTGTTACTGCGTACTTAGCTTGCTTTAGCGTATCTTCGATAGGGTCTTGAGGGTTAACCTCAAAAGCAACGAACCTGTTGTCTTCTACTACCTCAGAGATAGCAATGTCAAGCGATTCGTTACTTACATCGTAAAAGTCTTGGTCTTCCTGTGTGTTTACATTCTTACCAAGGTGATACGTTGCCATACCCCGCGCTGTTGTACTCTTTAGTTCCTCCATATGAAGTACACCTACACGCATGTTCTTCTTTACTACAAGATCGTGTTGTGCTGCTCTGAACACAGATGTCTTACCTGTACCTGCTGGTGCCTTTACTACTGTGATACCCCCTTTTACCCAACCTCTTGTGACAACATTTAGAGCCTCAGAGAACGTAGGTGTGTACTCGTAAGGTGTCTCCTCATGAACAGCCTTTAACCAATCCTCTGCACCCGCTGTAAACCCTGCTGGACTATACTTCTTAGCTGACCACCAAGCACTCTTGTATGCCTTTGTTGCCTTAGCCAACAGGAAGTCGTTAGCGTCTTTGTGAATACCATGATCCATGATGTGTACTTTATCAGGGAACAGATCAAACAGAACCTCAGCTACCTCACGTCCAGCATCATCATTATCAACCGACAGAATGATTTGGTCGAAGCTATCTAAGTAGGCTGACGCATTCCCCCATAGTTTACCGTTAGGGCTTGCTGATGGTAGAGATACCACAGGGTTAATATAACCACCCCCAGAGAGCATCTGATGGGCGCTCATGGCATCTAGTTCACCTTCACACACAGTAACCTTACGGGCGCAACCAACAGGGAAAAGGTTACTACCAAATAGACTATCTGCCTTAAATCCAGAGTTATGGCTAAAATCTTTAGGTAGCATACGAACCTTGCTAGTTCCATTAGGATAGGGGTATACCTGCTTTAGATCGTTAGTCTTTACGCCAAAGAACTCCATTGTTGCTGGTGAGATACCTCTGAACTCTTTATAAACCAAACCATCAGAAGGTGTATTGTCAGGTACATTACGTTTACTCTTAAGTACCATATCATCCATATTGTATTTATCCTTTAAGGGGTACTCATCAGCAACCCAACTCTCCAAAACCATACCCTTCTGTGGGTAACTCTCGTCACAACTAAAGCATTTACCCACTCGTTTCTCTGTGTGCCAACTGAACGCATCAGATGAACCACAACCAGAAAAGGGACAAGGTAGACCTGATTTGTTCATACTTGTTTCCTTACTTATGTATTACTTATGTTATACTTAAGTTATTATAATCAATAATGATTACTGATTAATGATTAAACCTTAAGGAGTTTCTTATGTATAACTTAAGTAGCTCTTACTATTATGTATCTGGGGTTTCAAGGTGCGTCAAATCACGAAATGTTACAACTCCCACTTTTTATTCACAACGTGCTTGCGAACCTTTTCACAAGACTTTTTAATTCTTACGTTGATAGCCTGTCGGGTCACATTCAAATCGGCCCCTAAGACCTCTCCGTTATGGCCTTGATCGAAGTACATATGGAATAGGTCGTACTCTTCTTCTGTAAGACACTCTTTAGCAGAATCCCATACATCTTTAACCAAATCCTGACGCTCATAAGACTCTGCTTGGTCTGACTCGTTGTCTTCGTCGTGCAAGCTGGAGTCCAGTTGTGGTGCCTCACAGATCAACTTAGCCCACTCAATAGTTTCATCTGAGTAACCGCGTTTGTCCTCTGGTGAACCTAGACCTTTAGCTACACGCACAAGCTCAAAGGGTATAGTAACAGGTAAACAGTCTACATTCAGGAACTTCCACTGTGCCGTGCTGATGACCTGATAGATACGGTTCTCAGGTGCTTGAGGGTTGGCGTTTAGTTCTTCGTATGCAGCCATAACCCCTTCGGAGATCAGATCGTCATGGTGGCTTGTGTTACGGTACTTGCTGGCGCTCTTCTTAGAGAGTGTAGTGATAAACTCAGGTGTCATGTTATTTGCCTTCCTTTGGGAAACTGTCTGTACGTGTGTCGTCTGTGTTGTTAACGCTGCGCAACCCTGCATCTGCACCTACGCCACCCTTCTCAGGTTCGCCCCAACCTGTTGTCTTACTCTCATATTCCCCTGAAGGGCATTTCGTAGCACCTACGTTGCGAGGTATCTGATCGTTCCACACTTTGATAGGGAACTTAGAGTTAGTTAGGTTCTCACCCATGTAATAAATGTTCATGTCATATTCTCCTGTAGGGGGTTATTAGAAAGGTAGTTCGCCAGTAATAGCATCCCGTGGATCATTGAAGTAACCCTTATGCATACGATCAGGTTCAGGTGAAGCAAGCTCCTCGAATGTGTCTACCGCCAATACTCCAAGCTCTCGTAGATGTCTCTCAAGTTCGTTAGTCATATCGTGTATCCTATTTATATGGTGTTTCATTAGTGTAGAACAAGTGGTTGCCAACCTGTCCATCAAGACTATAATGATTCGCCCAGAATGGCAAGACATTTTTTGCATGGTAGTGTGTGCTTGTCATACCTAGAGTATTGCCTTGTAGAGCCTCTTTAGCTACCTCTTGGCTATCTACCCACGCAATCTTGTCCTGATACCCTGTGTGACGCTTAGGGTCATCGTGTAGGCCATCATGTGTATAGCTAAATGCTTTAGGTTCCCACACCACAGAACATACGTCATTAGGATACCTGCTGTCCTCTACCCTGTTTATTATTACGTTAGCTACTGCTTCCTTCCCTTGGTAGGGTTCTCCTCTAGTCTCGAAGAATACTGCTACTGCGAGGCACATAAGTGGTGTCACTATGCCCACTCCTGTCCCATGCTCTTGATAGACAATACGTTGTCCAGTTTGAATGCCTTGAACTGTTCACCATCAATCTTGATAGGTACCACACCGTTAGCTTGGAAAGCCTTACGTACAATCTCGGAACGCTCGTTGTTCTTTAGACCCTTCTTGATGTTGATACGACCATTGTAAACCCGTACACCACCATCCTTAGCTACGAATGACACAGTGAAGAACTTGTTACCGATAACCTCTAAGGCGTCACGTACTGTTTCTTTAGTAAGCATTTTTTATCTCCTTGCTTGTGTTCTTTAGTTGTAGCATGATTCGTTTATGTGGTCAAGTGTTATTCCTATGCCTCATTTTAGATTCCTATAGCTCACTCCTGAACGACTTCCTTCAATTCATGAGGGGAGTCTTGATTGTAAACATTTAGGTAATGCAAGGCTTCTCTAAAGCTGTTAGAATAAGCCACTGGTATACCTGATTTTTTATTTACTACTACGAACATCTTGATTTCCTCTTTTGTGCTTAACCTTTCGGCCAACCTTCTTACGTTTATCAGCCACTACTCTAGTCCTTAGGGCGCCCTCAGACCTAAGTTTCGCTGAGGGGTCTCTTGGATTTATAACCTTACCTTTCCTCTTCATCAGACTTACCTAAGGGTACATATTGTACCTCATCTATGTAGTGTTCTACCATTGCCTCAGCACGAACACCTTCAGACCAATCACTCATATTGTCATAGGCCCAATCCCAAAAATCATCAAGATCAGTCTCAGTTGGGAAGCTCTCAGGGAATACTGTCTCTAGTACATCATTTATCATGTCTTCGAACATTGTGTCTCTCCTTGTTTATGTACCCAGTATAGGTGATTCGTAAGGTAATGTCAATAGTCAGTAAACTTAGTGAACCCCGCCTTCTGACATCCCATTTCAAAGTTCATGATTTTCTTGAACAGTTCAGGGTCATGTACCTCCACTTGGATCAGTACACTTGCCAATGCAGCTTTTAGGTTACCAGACTGACTTGCGTAACAATCGGGGTGTGTGTCTGCTATGACCTTAAGAAGATCGTGACGGGTATATTCTTGTTCAGTCATTTCTTAGGTTCCTTATCTTTCTTATCTTTGTTTGTGGTAGGTATATCTTGACCTGACCAATCATCGCATGGATCATCTTGCTCTGGCATATGTTCTCTCCTTGTATGAAACCTTTATGCAGTGATTCGCATCCTATGTCAACTACTAAGTTTTAACAAGAGTTATCTCACGATCCCTACGACGAACCTCTACCCTTAGACCACCTAAGCAGTCGTATAGGTACAAGGTCTTGTCAGGTGCGTGATCTTCAGGACGTGCAGCTAGGTGATGATGAACACACCAGCGAACTGCGTCCTTTAAAGCACTGTACATACAATCGCCATAAACAGTGTGAATAGGTGCTGTGTATGTTGACTGAGCGCGTTCTTGGAAGATTCTGATACCTACTGGCATGTCTTAATTCCTTGTTTGTTTAACTATAGGTAATCTACAGTGATTCTTATTGTTTGTCAACTGTTACTTGAGCTAGACCCGTAGGATACCACAGAGAACCAATCAACATCGTTACCAAACTGAGACCCTACCGTATCAACAACAGCCCAATAAACCGCTGCGTCCCTGCTAATTTCCTCTGGGTTCCAAGTCATAGGTATGTTCGAAAGCTCTACCTTATCTTCCTTACCAGTCTTAGCGTTACGGATCAAGACTTCACCCCAAGCTACAAAATCATAAGTATTTGTCATATCAGTATTCCCCTTCTAACTCAAGCAACACCTCAAGCGCATACTCCATCGCTTGCAATTCGTTATCGTACTCATAGCAGGTGAAACAGTGGTAGTCCACCCATTCACCACCGATAGGTGTCTGGAAGTTAAATGTGGCGCTTCCATTCCACTCGATCCGAATGTGATCGCCTGTTACGTCTGTTTCTAGGTAATACATGATAGTATCCTTTATTTGTGTCTGTTTAACTATAGGTAATCTACAGTGATTCTTATTAGGTGTCAACCTTTATTTTATCCCAATCTGTTTTGCTCATACGACCACCCCAACCATGACCTGTGGATGTATCACTTACGACCACATCAGCCAAACTATCAATCCACTGCCCCCCGTTATCGAACCACTCAGACATACGCTTATAAGTGCAGACACCTTTGTTACCCCAACTATCACGGGTCTGTGTTGTCTTAACCTCTATGACGTTTTTCATTTCTCAACCCCTTCTGTTTAACTATAGGTAATCTACAGTGATTCTTATTGTTTGTCAACCACCGAATACTCAACCCAGTTGTTTATTGACCACTTCTCAACGACAGGGTTTCCCTCTGCATTCTCATCTATAACCACATAAGCGACAGTCTTAAGGACTAATGCAGCGCGTGTCTCTACAAAACCCCAAGGACCAACAAAAATCTTGTGTGGGTAGTCAGGTGCAAAGGTGTCCATTTCCTCCTCTGATCTGGTGGTAAACTCAAAGCGGTTGCCAGTGCCTTTCTCATTAAATGCACCAAGGATCGGTGGGTTGCCTTTAAGATCGCCGTTATGGTATGGAGCGTACATTTGAAATCCTTTCTAGGTTATATCCATCTGACTTGAGATTACTCTACAGTGATTCGGGTGGTAGTGTCAAACACTATTTTATTTTGTATGTTAACCTTTTGATTCTTATTCTAATTCCCTCGTACCCTAAATTCCCTTGTAGGGGTGTACCCTAAATTCCCTCGTACCCTAAATTCCCTCGTAGGGGTATCTCTAATTCCCTCGTAGGGGTATCTCTAATTCCCTCGTAGGGGTGTCTCTAATTCCCTCGGTGGGGTGTCTCTAATTCCCTCGTAGGGGTGTCTCTAATTCCCTCGGTGGGGTCTTACATTCTTGAATCTGAATGTTACCGTTATCATCACAATTTGTTACAGAATCGCAATAATCGTTCACAATACTTGTCAACCCTATTGACTCAAATTGTGAACGATTCTTACATCATGAATTGTTACGAATCAGTAACAAAAGTAACGATATTTGTGTCAACTGTTGACTCCCTATTGTTTCAATTAAGTAACTGATTCGTGATAATTGTTTCAATGCCTAGACCCTTTAATTAACTGTTGACTCATGCGAATCAAATCTTTACTATTGCAATCTTTTGATTCGCTTTTGATACGAGTCACAGAACCTCTATAGTACCAGAGCGAATCAGGTTAAGTCAAGGGGTTGACATTTTATTTTTTAGTCTGATTTTTTGTTGATGATTCGTTCCAACTAGTTTAATCGTTAAACTATAGAGTCGGAATCCGCCAACACTAACACTTAAAGGAATATAAACCTCGGCTCACGTATAGAATAACATGATTCGCCAAGTAGGTTCAACCCTAAAAATAGACTAATATGCAAATATAGGGGGTTGACGGATTAGAACGCGCCGAATCACTTTTTTGATATACGGGACGCTAAAACTTAAAGGGTGTTCTATGGGGCTTAAATCGCCAGTTTGATGCTATTGACGAATCTTTTGTATTTATGTAACCGCGCGCGCCCGATTCCTTTATATGTGCCGCGAGATGTTTTTCAGATACCTGACTCCAGATCATTTTGAACTTTATGAAATAACCTCTTGCAATAGTGCATAAGGTCCGATATTGATTCCCTATGCCGCCGCCCATATAGGGAAAGGGGGAACGGGTCTAACGGGCCTGTCAAGTGTCACGGTTTGGATGTAATGCCGCCGCGACCTGTTTAACTTTCCACTTTCATTGGCTTGCAATCACGCGAGTCAATCAATTGGGAAAGTTAAAATGTTTCAAAATATCCACCCAAAAGTGATAGCAGCTTATCGCAGCACAGTTAGAGCGAATGACAAAAATGCCGAGGATTACAGCAATGCATACACTGAAAGAGCTGTTACTAGGGCTTCGAACACATTGAGCAAGAGGATAAAAGAGTTCCATCCCGATTTGGACATGCAACAAAACATTGCTTTGCGAACATGTTTGCAGGAAATGGATAATATCAACACTGATAAGGAATCTTAATATGAAAAGCACAGATCAAATTGAACGCGATTTAGTTAATTACATTATGGGATTGTGGCACCAACGCAGGATTCAAAAGTATATTGCCGCAAAACCTGAAGATATCACCACCTCAAAATTTACTTTAAAACGTGACTCCAATGGTGCCACATACTTAACACGCAAGGAATCTTAAGATGAATCGTCAAATCTTTACTATCGCAACACGTCCGAACGGCTCAAAAGGTCAATTCAATGAAATTCAAGGCTTGCCTTTGTTGACTCTAGATCAAGCGCAAAAAGCTCTTGAATTGAATAAGAATAAATCCGACGCCGAATTTGTTATTTTGAACACGCAAGCTAGATAATAAGGAATCCCGATATGCCCACAATCAAAAAAGAAATGCCACGTAAAGCCGGTCAGATGATGTCTAATCGTTATCAGTTCCGAAGGTTTAAACATGCGGAGGACATGCACAAGTTTTTGAACACAAGCGACAATGCGCTATTCTGGAAAAAGACGCCTCATGATTTACCGTCAGGTATGTATAGGTCACAAATCCACGTATGCCGCGACACTCGCAAAGCCACAGAAACATTTACAAAAGTATAAGGGGTCTTGATATGTCCAACTATAAAATACTAGGCGTAGGAACCAACGCAAAGACTGTTAAGGGTGATGGATCAGAATATCTAACAGGCATTGTATACATGACACCTTGGAAAGTATCCGTAGGAAACAAAACATTCAATTCATGCGCTATGGCAGAACAAGCGGGATGCATTAAAGCTTGCCTCAATACAGCGGGACGTGGTGCAATGAATTGTGTGCAATCTGCCCGTGAACGAAAGGCTAAATTGTTCTACAGCAATCGTGAATCTTTCATGGCTCAATTAGATACGGATATCACAAAACTGTCCAACTATTGTGCCAAGCGCGGGATTCAACCCGTAGTGCGATTGAACGGCACAACAGACATCCGCTTCGAATTGATCAAAGATAGCGACGGCAAAACAGTATTTGAGCGACACCCAAACGTGGCTTTCTATGATTATACAAAAATCGCCAATAGGGACGTATCATCTTTTAATAATTATCATCTTACGTGGTCTTATTCTAATGCATCGCCTAAGTATGCCGCCATGATGCAAACGGCTATATCTAAGGGAATGAATGTCGCGGTAGTCTTTCGTGCTGCGGTTAACTATGCAAAGACATGGTCGGGACTCCCTATGGTCAATGGCGACTCGGACGATCTACGTATTCTGGACCCAAAGGGCGGACATGTGGTGGCGCTATACGCCAAAGGTAAAGCAAAGAAAGACACAAGCGGATTCGTTGTAGACTTTGCTTAACATATGAAGCCCATACAAGCCCATAAGTAGCGTTAGGTCACTACCATAGCCTAGCGTTACAATGGGCTATCTGACGGTCCTTATATCAAGTGAGCGTATGGATATTCCACAATGAAAGCATGAGTCTACATTGGGAATCCGTTTGGATATCTTGGGCAATACATGGCGAGGTGTTATATTGTAACGATATATATGTGTTGCGAATCGCCTCTCCTAGCGCAAGGTTTTTCTTTAGAGTCAAGCGTTATCCTATTGGAATCCTTGGGTTTGTTTCATGTGTGCTACACTAGTGCATTTATGCCACACCATAGAATTAATTTCCATCTGGGGCGCATTAGCTATTGACATTAGGGTCCCTAGGGATTCTAGGGTGATTCGTTTTGGGGTAGGGGTTCCCACCTATGAATCCAAAAGAAAAGAAATACTTTGGTAAGTGACGTAACGTCATTCGCGGGGGTTAATACCCTTATGTGTCCTTTAGACACCACACCCTACATGGTGACGTAAGGGACGTATGATCTCATATGAACCACCACAAGAATCACATATGAAGCGTGAGTTCTTTACGGACAATGACCACCAGAAATAAAAAACAAAAGGAAAATACCTCTATGTGTGTTCTTTATGTCACAGTATAGAATAATATCGCTACAAAATGACGCACTAGAGAAGAAACTGTTTGACGTAGCCTGAAACCCCAGATATATAATAGTATAGGATACTTAAGTTATACATAAGAATCAACAATAGTTTTATATTCTATAATAATTAACCATTAAATATAAATTCTTACGTAAAGTAAGTTATACTTAAGTTATACCAATGTGATTCATGGTGTGGTCCTAGAGGAGATTCCTAGCGACCCCTAAGAATACTTATTAGGTGTGGTATAATAATAATCCCCTCCTTAATAATAATCCCATAAGAATTTCCTCCCCAAGAGGGAACCCTACTTCCATATACAATTAAGTTATGAGTTGTGGGGTAACTATAGTGTTGTGGTTAATATAACTACAGCTTCGTACAATATATTGAGACAAAGGTAGATTCCTAGTGCCAAATAGACTCCCTAAGAACCCAAACATTGCCCGTAAGGTACGTGAAGGTATCGGGGGTGGTGTTACCGTAAGGCAAATCTTTGCTTCTGTATTGCACATGAAGGATGCCCCTCAGTCTTATAGTACTTTCTATAAGTTGTATCGTGAGGATATGGATGAGGTTAAGTTCCAGATTGATTCTAAGGTTGGTAAGACAGTTATTGACCAAGCATTAGATGGTGACTTCAAGTCTCAGGAGTTGTACTTACGTTCACGGGCTAATTGGTCTCCTAGTTCTCATGTACAGGAACAAGAGGTAGGTACTGAAGAGGAAGAGAATGAGGGTGCAGTTAATGCCCTTATGGCTGCTCTAGGTAAGGAATCTGAAGAGGAATAAGGTTACTCAGGTGGTTTGGCACCCTTAAATGTCGATGATACCTCCGCTGGACTGACAGCCTGAGTTTTTACAATAACAGGAATAACATGCTAACTGCTCAGACCCTACGAGAGATGCCTGATGATCAGGTACAAGAGGCACTCTCTAAGATGTCCAAGAGGCAGCTAGATGAGCTACAGAAAGAGTATAAGTTCTGGGCTAGACCTAATCAGATTGAACCTGAAGGGGATCATAATGTGTGGTTCCTTAACTGTGGTCGTGGCTTTGGTAAGACATGGACTGGCGCTCAGTGGGTACGAGAGAAGGTTAAGGAGGGACATAAGCGTATTGCTTGTGTAGCCTCTACGAACTCTGATATTGAACGTGTTATGGTTAAAGGTGAGTCAGGTTTCTTGGCTCTCTGCTCTAAGTACGATAAGACCTACAAAGGTAAGGACATGGGTTTCCCTGAGTGGTCTCCTACTAGACGTACTCTTACTTGGGCTAATGGTGCTAAGGTTGAGTTTTACTCTGCTGAAGAACCTGAGCGTCTTCGTGGTCCTCAGTTTAGTGCTGCATGGTGTGATGAGCTTGCTGCATGGAATAAGGACGAAGATACTTGGGATATGCTTCAGTTTTGTCTACGATTAGGTAAACACCCTAAAGTTTGTGTGACAACTACTCCAAAATCTACTAAATTGGTGCGAAAGTTACTAAAAGACCTTAAAACTTGTATTACTGTAGGGTCTACATTCGATAATGCTTCAAACTTGGCAGATACCTACCTAACGGCTGTTAAAGATCAGTACGAAGGTACTAGGTTAGGTCGTCAGGAACTCTATGCTGAAGTCTTAGAGGAGAATGAAGGCGCACTCTGGACTACAGACACTATTGATAGTTGTCAGGTAGACAGAAAAGATATACCTGATCTAACACGTATTGTTGTGGCACTTGACCCTGCTGTTACCTCTAATGCTGAGTCTGATATGACTGGTATTATTGTGGCTGGTGTTGATGTCAACGGTAAGTCTTATATCTTAGGAGATTATACTGATAGATTGTCACCTCAAGGTTGGGCATCTAAAGCTATTGAACTATATCATTCCTTTGAGGCTGATAGGATCGTAGCTGAGGTCAACCAAGGTGGTGATATGGTTAAACATACGATCCACGGGGAGGACGAGAGCGTGCCTCTTAAGATGGTTAGAGCCTCTAGGGGTAAGTATGCCCGTGCAGAGCCTGTAGCTGCCCTCTATGAGCGTGGTTTAGTGCATCACGTCAGGAACCAAGAAGACGGTGCAAACCTTAATGAACTAGAAACTCAAATGAGAACTTGGGAGCCTTTAGGTTCTATAGGTTCTCCAGACAGACTTGATGCTATGGTTTGGGCATTAACTGATCTTATGCTTAATGGCTACCAAAAACCTCAACTGAAACTTGTATATAGTAGTATCAAAGGACTGAGTTAATGACTAAGAGCCTGTCAAAAACAGAATCTACTTCTATTCTAGGTGTGGCAGGGCAGAATGTCCATAATGGAACTATCCGCGCAGACGAGTTCCTACGGGAGCTTAAGGGTAGGGAAGCTGTAAAGAAGTTTCGCGAGATGCGTGACAATGATAGTACCATTGGTGCTGTTATGTATGCAGTTGAGCAGATGCTTCGTGATGTTGAGATTAATGTAAAACCTTCAGATGATAGTGACGCAGCTAATAAAGAGAAAGAGTTTGTTGAGAGTATCTTAGATGATATGGAGCATACTCTAGATGACCATATTGCAGAGGCACTTAGCTTTCTGTCGTATGGTTTTTCTTGGTTTGAGGTTGTGTATAAGCGTCGAGAAGGCTTGGGTCAGAACCCTAAGAAGAAGTCTAAGCACTCTGATGGACGCATGGGTGTCCGTAAGTTGGCTTGTCGTTCCCCTTGGACTATTGACAGGTTTGACGTAGAGCATAAAACTGGAGACATCTTAGGTATCTACCAGAGTACAGGTTACGGTACAGGTAATAATTATATCCCTAGCCGTAAGTCTGTTTACTACAGGACAACTACTATTAACGGTGATCCTTCAGGTAGGTCTATCCTACGGAACGCCTATACTAGTTATCAGTACCTTAACAATATGCAGTCTATTGAGGCTGTAGGTGTTGAGCGTGAGTTAGCTGGTATTCCTGTTGCCCGTGTACCTGCTGAGTACCTTTCCCCTGATGCTACTGAGGGTCAGATTGCCTTCCGTAATGAACTACAGTCTATCCTACGGGATGTCAAGTTCAACGATCAAGGTTATATTATCCTACCTAGTGATTCCTATCCAGATAAGGATGGTGCGCCTACAAGTGAGCGTCTGGTTGATGTAGAACTTATGTCTTCTAGTGGTACTCGTAATATTGATATAGACCCAATTATTCGTCGTTACCAGCATGACATTGCTCGTAGCGTACTGTCTGAGTTCTTAATGCTTGGTGGTGGTTCTAACGGTTCCTACGCCCTCTCTAAGAGTAAGACAGACTTATTCCTACGTGCCTTGGAGAGCTACATCACTCAGGTGGTAGATACGCTTAACAAGCAGCTTATTGAGCCTCTGTGGGAACTAAACAACCTTAACCCTGACCTTATGCCAAAGTTGGTTGCTGGTGACGTTGCTCCCCATGACCTTAAAGAGCTTGGATCATATCTTCGTAATCTCAATGGCGCTAGTATTAACTTGGCTGACCAACCTGAGATAGTTGATGCTCTCCTTCATAATGCTGAACTTCCTGAACTGGATCGTAAGAAGTATGATGAGTCACTTGAGATGGCTCGTCAAGCTGCTTTAGCTCCTGTTCAAGAGGAACCAGAGGAAGAAGAAGAGGAAGAAGATCAAGAAGACTCCGACGAAGATAAACCTAAAGATCAGGAGTGACTATATGTCATCTATTAACGTACTCAGGGCTAAATTCGGAGACAGCGCAAGACTGCTACTCCCTTTCGTAAAAGCCGCAGAAGACCTCGAAATTGCCATAGATGAACTAGCTTCAGGGGGTCTTGAGTTCACAGGGGGCTTCGAGGAGCGTACTACAGGTAGCTCAGGTGCTAATGACCTAGGTTCTAACGTGCAGTACACTGCTGCACAAGCTACCTCTAAAACTTGGAAACGCTTTGGTTTCTCTCGTACCCGTCAGATCGCTAATGATGTACAGTATTGGGGAGAAACGAACCCTACCTTCGATCAGACAAAAGGTTTGTTTGGTGGTCTTTATATGCCACCCGAGTTCGATCAGCTAATTGACTTCGAAGACACCTCTAACGCATCCGCAGTAACTTCAGGTGATCTACAGTACACAGCAGCTACAGGCAGTTATGATGTCAGTGGTTGCCAGAAAGGTGATCGCGTAGACATTCGATTCTCTTTTAATGCTGTACCACAGGTAGCTAACTCCACCCTTGAGGTAGGTCTGATCTGGTCTACCCGTGACGCTAACGACAACATCACCTTCACCTTCCCGCTAACAACACAACCTATCTTCTACGGTACAGGTTCCCAAGGAGCCGCATATTTGAACCGAGTTGAGATGTCTGCTTACATTGCTTCTGACGAAGACCGTAATGCTAGAGCGTTGCCAGCTATTCGTTGCAATAATGAGATTCTTATTCAGCCTTTGTCCACTCTAATTACAATCGTAAGGTAAGCTATGACTATTCGCATAACAAGAAACGCTGAAGGCAACTGCATAAACTTCGTAGGTTCGTCTAACCCTGCTTATTGGAACGCTTGTCTTAGCGCAGTTATCAACGAAGACGACAGCACACGTATTAACATCATCAACGACATTCGCTCTGAGAGTTCAGCAGAGACTGCTTATGAGTTCTACGCTCTGCCTTTCGAGGACTTCTCGGACAAAAACGGTAACTTATTCACGGATGCTCAAGCTGCTGTAGACTACATCAACCTCGAAGCTAACGTATCTGGTGTATCTGACACAGGCTCAGACCTCACAGATGTTGTAGTTAACTTCCGTCTTGACGACACAAACACTTCTGTCATCCTAGACAACGGTGCTGCCTTTGGTGTTAACACGATTAAGGCTGTTGCTGACGCAGACGGTACAATCCACATTCACGCTATTGGTGCTGGTGCACCTAGTGGAACTGACAACCCGTCAGACCACAAGCACTACGAGAAGCTAGTACACACTAACGTAGAGATCAACGGTAACGCTGTAGCAGGTGGTCTTCAGGATGTCGTGAACACTCTGAACGAACTCTTCACAGTTGGTCCTTTTGAGGCTGTTGTTATCTCTGACCCCTACAGCACGATGATTTCTGATGTATCTGGTGTAGATGCTAACGGTGCCTTAGACGGTAACGCTGTAAACCCTTCTAACTCAGACATCGCTGGCGGTTCTGCTGCTCACTACAACAAAGCTGGTTGGTTGTCTTCTGACACCATCGACCAAGCTGGCGAATACTTCAGCTTCGACATTCGTGTTGAGGGTATCATCGGTATGGGTCTTGTTGTTGCTGACGCAGCAGACGTAAACGGTAACGCAACCTACGGCGACCCTGCTAAGTTCTGTGACGGGGTTACTAACTCAGGTCACTACGGCTATCAGTTCGGTCACTTCTTCCACCCTAGCCCTAACGGTCCTTGGACTAACTACGGTGCTAACACTGGATATGTTATGGGTAGAGGTTGGTCTAATGCTACAGATAAGTTCTCAGGTTCTCCTGAAGGTGCTGACTGGCTTGCAGGCAACCCTGTTAAGATGCGTGTAGGTATAGACGAGAACGGCTTTATCTCTATCGACTATTATGATGTAAGCGAGAGTACTTGGATAGTCTGTGCTCGTACTAGCTACCCAACAGTAGAAGGCGTAGAGTACAAGTTAGGCATCAAGTTGTGTGACAGCTATTCTCGTTTGGCTAGTCTGCCAAAGATTCACTTGCACACCCCTCTAGCCCCTACGATGTACTTCCGTTATATCGAAAGCCCTGACGGTGTGTTCAACTACCCTCTCTTTTCTACAGCAGAGGAAGCTGAGTATTACGACGAGATTATTAATGGTTTAGCTGAAGGAGCGGGTTCGTCACACACACACACTTACACAGACGACCCTACAGGGACAACGTGGTACATGCCAGAAGCAACTCATGATGCTTCTACTTACGTCCACAGTTCTGCACCTAACGGCTTCACGTTTAACGGCACGACTGTTAACTGGACAGAAGTTACTTCTTTGACTAACGCTGACCTAGCCCCTTCTGCTTTCTCATCACTTGACTACAGCTACGAGGAAGGCACTGCGGTAAACTTCCAACTATTCCCTGCTGGTGCTACGTTTACACAGTCTGTCTCAATAAGCCCTGCTGGTTCTGGGATGCTCTACAACTCTAACACAGGCTACCTACAAGGTACTCTGACTGATGTTGGTGCTGACACCACGTACACAGTGACCGTGACACGGGCTAACTCCTACGGTTCTAGTGTTGGTACGTTCGAAGTGCTTGCTACTGATGTAGCGCCTGTTCAGACTAACGACACTCCTTGGACTAAAGCTCTGGACTTCAGCGGCTCTAGTGAACATGGTAAGCAAGTATCTAACCAAGCATACACTAACCCTATCTCTATGGGCTTTACAGGAACAACTTTAGGGGGGCACAGTACAGACTCAACTAAAACTTCTGACTATACTTACTCAAGACCTTGGGCTTGTACGACAGTATTTCAAGTCGATAGACATAGTTCTAATCAGCATATCTGGAACTATGGAGAAGGTGCTGGTACTAATGATGATAATATTTACCTGAGACTTACTGCTAGTGGCAAGTTGTACTTCGGTTGGGGTCGAGAAGGCGTAGGCTACAATGAGTGTGAAATCTACGACATCTCTTACGGTCAAACATCTGATTGGTTCGGAGTTTATATAGCACACAAGGGGGCGAGGTGGAGTAGTTCTGAGGCCACTGCAAGTAACTTGGCAGATACCTTCGACATTCGACTGATGACCTCAGATAATGGAGATAACTTTAGCACTCTAGGTTCTAACTTATCCACTAGTGCTAATTGGGTAAGTACTGGAGTTAGAATGGATAGAGCATTTGGTGGTCATTTTACTCTTGGCGGAAGAGGCTCTAATAGAAACTTTCACGGTAAGGTATCTAGCCAAGTTGTTACTACTCTTGTTGCTAATAGAAACATGCCGACGGACAATGAAATCACCAAGATGATTACCGATCCTATCAAGTGGGTAACCAATTTCAAGATAGGTAATGAATATAGAATGCCCACCTATCAGTATCCGACTTCTAACTTTACAAGGAACAGTTCTGCCCCAGCTACGTCAACTCAAGTATGGCTAATGGGAGACGGTACTAGCGACTCTTACTCTAATGGTATGAGAAACTATGTATACCCTGCTGACCAGAACTGGACTAAGATGCAATTAAACAGTATGGTTTCTAACGACATCGAAACTGTGAACATCCAAGGGTTGACATAATGTATGATCCAGACACTCTCCCTACTGAGGAAGAAATAGAGAAGGCAGATAAACCCCTGAACAAACCTTTTAGGTTGCCGAAAGGTAGCTCTAAGAAGTTCGGGGTTTACGTCAAGGACGGTGACAAGACCAAGAAAGTTACCTTCGGTGATCCTAATATGGAAATACGAAGGGACGACCCTAAAGCTAGGGCTAACTTCAGGTCTCGTCATTCATGTGACACAGCGACAGATAAGACTAGCGCCCGATACTGGTCTTGTCGTATGTGGGAGAAAGGGACTTCTGTAGGACAGATGACAAAATCTATGGAAGGTCAAATCCTTAAATCTGATGAAGAGCAGAGGTTAGTCTACGGATGGGCCTCAGTCATCACAGAGAAAGGCGAACCAGTAGTGGATCGTCAAGGTGACGTAATTAAACCTGACACGCTAGTAAAAGCCGTGAATAGCTTCATGGAGCATGTGCGTGTAGGTAAACAGATGCACGATGGGGATCAGGTTGGTATTGTGGTTCATTCATGGCCATGCACTAACGAGATAAACAAGTCTGTCGGGCTAGAGGCTGACCGTGAGGGTTGGCTGGTCGCTTTTAAGGTCTATGATGATGAGGTCTGGGCTAAAGTTAAAAGTGGAGAACTCGCCGCCTTCAGTATTGGGGGTCGTGCGGTAAAAGGAGAGTATGATGGCGACTGAGTTGCTTGAACTTCAACTAGAGGAGCTATCTTTGGTTGATCGTCCAGCCAACGCAGAAGCGATGGTTACTCTTTTCAAACGAGACGATACCCAACTAGAGGACATCGACAAGATGACTGATGAACAAGAAAACAAAGTCAAAGCCTACATGAAGGAAAAAGGCTGCGGCAAAGATGAGGCTATGAAGGCACTTGGTTACGGTGAAGAGAAGGCTGAAGAGGCTGACCCTACCGCAAAACTATCTGATGAGGTTGATACTCTGAAGGCAGAAAACGAGCGTCTACGCAAAGGTCTGATCGAAGAAGGCTACGTTATTAAGGCTGAAACCATCGAAAAGAAAGCTCCTGAAGAGTTTGTCGAGTACGAAGGTGAACAGATCAACAAGGCTGATATTCCAGCACCTATCCTTAAGGCTCTGGAAGCTGCTGAGATTGAGAAAGCTGATATGGCTCTGACTAAGAAAGCTGAAGAGAACCTTCCGCATTTCTCTGTTGAAGCTGCTAAAGGTTTACTTTCTGCTGTATCTAAAATGGATGACGCGGAAATGTTGATGGAAGCTCTTGCTGCTGCTGACAAAGCGTTTGCAGATAAAATGGAAGAGTTTGGTAAAGCTGATGTTGACGGAGAGTTCTCCTCTGCATCTGATAAAGTTGAACACATGGTTAAGTCTCACATGGAAGAGCATGGACTTACCAAAAAGGATTACGCCAAGGCTTATGCGGCAGTCGCTAAGACCCAAGAAGGCAAGTCCCTTATCGCTAAAGCCTATAAAGGAGAATAACTCATGGCTACTATGCAATCGCGGGATACCCGTACTTTTGTTGCAGGTGAAGACCTTTCCTCTGCTCAATTCAAATTCGTTACTCTGGAATCTGACGGTCAAGTTGATTTGGCTGACTCTGCTGGTGAGAACTGCTTAGGCGTTCTTCTGGTTGAAGGTGAAGCCACTCGCGCTGTTACCGTAGTGATGTCTGGTTCTGTTATGGTAGAAGCTGGTGGTACGGTTACTGCTGGTGGTGCTGTTGCAGCAGATGCAACTGGTCGTGCCGTAGACGCAACAACTGGTGATGTTATCATGGGTTATGCCCGTGAAGCTGGTGTTGCATCACAGGTTATCGAAATCGAACTTATCCAAGGCGGCAACGCTTCGGCGTAAACCCGATTAAAAGGAAAATAATATTATGCCTATGTTGACACCATCTCAGGTACACATTGATGTACCTCTGACTAACCTGACCATTGCTTATGCTCAGGAAACTTCTAATTTCGTAGCGGATAAAGTGTTTGGTACTATCTCCGTTGATAAACAATCTAACAAGTTCTACAAGTATGACCGTGAAGGTCTTCGTCATGGTGACGTTAAGTTGCTTGCACCACGTACTGAAGTTAACCGCGTTGGTATGTCCCTCTCGACAGACAACTACTTCGCTGATGTTCGCGGTTTGGGTATGGACTTTGAAGAGCAAGAGCTTGCTAACGAAGACACTATGCTGGAAACTCGTTCACAAGGCGCTAACGTCCTGATCGAAAAAATCCTTATTGATCGTGAAGTCCGTTGGGCTGACACATTCTTCAAGGCTGGCGTTTGGGGATCAGAGACTACTCCTTCTAACTTGTGGTCTGACTACACGAACTCTACGCCAATCGTTGACGTGACGAATGCTCGTCGTGCAATGCAGCTTAAGTCTGGTGGCTATAAGCCAAACTGTATGGTTGTTGGTAAAGCAGTTCGTGACATCTTGGTTAACCACCCAGACATCCTTGCTCGTTTGAATGGTGGAGCTACTGTTGCTAACACTGCTCTTATCACAGATGCTAAATTAGCTGAAATCTTCGAAGTTGAAGCATTCTTGGTTATGGAAGCTGTCTATAACGACTCTGCTGAAGGTGTTGCTGATAACATCGACTTCATTGGTGGCAAGCATGCTATGTTGGCATATAAGCCTTCTTCAATGGGTCTTAAGACGCCAGCTTCGGGTGCTATCTTCACATGGGATGCTATCCCTAATGTTGGTGGCCTTGGCATCACGGTTGAGTCCTTCTCAGACGATGCTCTTAAGCGTCAGCAGGTTGCTGAGATGATCCAAGTTAAGTGCGCAGATGACATGAAAGTTATCGGTTCTGACCTTGGTTACTTCTTCGACAGCGTTGTAGCTTAACAGTTACTTACTAACGGTAGACCCTGAGATTAGTCTTGGGGTCTAACCCAATTATAAAATACCGTAACAACATCTAAATAGGAATATGATATGCACCCTACATGGTTAGGTTTTCAGGTTGATTGGCCTGTATTCGTTAAAAACCCTTTTCAAGCGGCAGATACTTCTTGGACAAGAGGTGAGCATTTTAACTGGCAAGAGCGACGAGTTGATCCTTACAAGGTTTATACTATGTACGCCTGTGGTTATCTCTACCACAATAAAGATTTAGAGAAAGATAATAAGGTTGGTGACCGCCTTAGTGAGATGAATACAGAGCAGCTTTATACTCTTGTAGGTCTTCTGAATGGTGAGGTTAAGAAACGTACCACCACTGCTGAAGAACTTAAGAACAAGCGATGTCGTCAGTCTAAGATTGATGATAAACAACGTGGATTGCTCCGCTCATTCCTACGTAAGAACCCTTGGATTACTGAGGATTTCTATAAGTTTCGAGATGACATTCTCGGAGAGTAAATAACAAGGAGACCTGATATGAGTTGGTCCTATGACCCTACAGACTTAAATACGACCACCGCTTCAGGTCGCCTAAACACAGTAAGATTTCTGGTAGGTGACACAGATACTAATGACCAGAAGGTTCAGGATGAAGAGATAGTTTTTTCTCTGGATCAGACTAATGATGATGTAAACGCTGCTGCTTCCTACGTAGCTCGTACTCTAGCTTCTAAGTATGCCTCTAAGGTTACCATTGAACTTGATGGTCAACTAAAGGCTCAGTACAGTGACCTATATAAGCACTACAGGTCTCTGTCTGATAAACTAGACTACCAAGCTAAGAAGTTTGGCGCTCAGTTAGGTATACTTGCAGGTGGTATAAGTAAGACTAGGGTTGGTGTAGTTAGAGATAACACTGACAGAGTAGAGCCAGCGTTCCGTAGAGATAGGTTCCTTAACCCCCCTGATTCTGATAGCTATAGCTAAGAGGTAGACATGCTCAGTAAGGATATGTATACCCTAGTGAATGAGTTTGGTCAATCCGTAACTCTTAGGAAGGTTGTCACAGGTGCTTATGATCCAAGTACAGGTACAGCAGGTAACACAACCACAGACTATTCCGTTAAGTCTTACATGGCTGAATTTACCTTGACAGAGCTTTCTCTGGATACTGTTGTTAGGGGAGACAGGAAAGCCCTTCTGTCATCCCTTGATACCTCTGGTGTAGCTATCCCTGCTCCTGATGAGAGTGACCTCTTGGTGGGCGTAGGAGACACTGTTAGGGTAGTTTCTACTCAGACAATATACAGCGGAGATAGTGTAGTTTGCTACATCTGTCAAGTAAGGGAGTAGTATGGCACAGGTAACAGTTAAAAGTCGTAGTATTGTTAATAAGATTAAAAATAAATCGACAGAGATTATAAACGAAGAACTAAAAGATCACTTCACAGGTATGGCTAACTTTGCCATTGGGGAGTCTCCTATTTGGTCTGGTGCTTACGTTAAATCCTTCTCTTTCAAGTCTAACAACTCTAGTAGTCGTGGACGTAGGATTGATGGTGCTAACTGGAAGTTTCCTAAGCAGACAGGTTCTGAGGCAGATAGGGCTGAAGGTCATGCACTACTTATGGGTGACATCAATGCAACCTTCGTCAACAACGACCCTCTTGTAGTAAAGTCCTACACTCTTAGGAATGACTCTAATCACGCTACGTTTGTTGAATACGGTGTGGGTGGACCCACTGGACCTAAACCTCCTAACGGATACCGTATCTTTGAACAACTAAGGGCGGGAGCTTCGTATAAACTATGAGTGACATTAACAGAAAGATCAGGGCTGCACTAGAGACACACATATCAAACATATCAGGACTACCCGACATTGCCTACGAGAACGTCCCTTATGAGCCTACGACAGGCCAGAGCTTCATTCGTTTAGCCTATATGCCCACAATACGTAAACCTGCTGTAAGAGGACTAAATCCACAACAGGAATACAGAGGGCTTCTTGCACTAAACGTGTATTCCCCTGAAGGTTCTGGACCTGCTACTTGTGAAGATATTGTAGAGAAGTTACTAGAGGGTTTTGAGGCCACTACAGACATTACTTACAACGATGGCAGTGACGACTACACTGTTTGTATTGACTACGCTGAGAGAAGCATTGGACTTACTGATGCTCCTTGGTATTTAATCCCAGTCAACATCGGCTGGTTCATCTACAACTAGGAGAATTAGATGACTTGTTTCGCACAAGGTTCCCGTTCCAGCCTTTCGTATATTGTTGAAACTACTTTCGGCACTACACCTGCTGGTAACTTTACGAACCTACCTTTCAGCACTCATTCGCTGAACCTAAATAAAGACCGAGTAGCTGGTAACGACATCCAAGCTGACCGTATGCCTCGCGTTGATCGTCACGGTAACCGTCAGACAGGTGGTGATATTGCTGCTGACCTTCGTAAGAGTGACTACGATGATTTCCTTGAATCGGCTATGCTTGATACTTGGGCTACGGATGTTCTTAAGGTAGGCACTACCCCTAAGTACTTCTCCATAGAAGACTATGCTGCTGACATCGACCAAGCCCGTGTTTTCACTGGTTGTACTGTGTCTACTATGGCTATTTCCATTGCACCTAACCAGATGGTAACAACTACCTTTGGTATGGTAGGTAAAGATATGTCTATAGGAACTACTGAGAAAACTCAAGATGATGCTTCTGGTAACTCACCTTTCGATGCTTACTCTGGAGACTTGGCTATAGGTAACGTAGGTGCTTCTTCTTCTGTAGCTATCGTAACCAGTATTGACTTTAACCTGAACAATTCCTTCGCACCCACCTTCGTTGTTGGTGATGATAGCGCACCTTGTTTGGAAGTTGGTCGTGCTGAAATCGAAGGTACTATCACTGCATACTTCGAAGATGCTTCCTTAATCAACCGTTTCATAAATGAGACTGAGACTGAACTCTCTGTATCCGTAGATGACCCTACTGGTTCTAACACTTATACCTTCTTATTCCCCCGCGTCAAGATTAACTCTGCTGACGTTGGTGTAGATGGCCCTAACAGCCGTATCATCAATATGTCCTTTGTTGCTCTATATGACAGCACTGAGGAAACTAACCTGAAGATTACCCGTTCATAAGAATCCCGCAAGGGAGGGGCTGGCGCTGTGTCGGGTGGTGCTGGCCCCAACTATATAACACCCGACTTTCATAAGGAAACCCGACAATGGATTTGATGGACCTTAAACCCACTAGTGATACTGTAGAGGTCACACTAATGCACCCTAACACTGGTGATGTTCTTAAGAATGACGACAAGTCTGATATGACCATTACAGTGTACGCAATGCATTCTAAAGAGCATAAATCTGTGATGCATGAACAGACTAATAAACGTCTTAAGTCTATGCAATCTGGAAAAAAGCAAGAATTTACCGCTCAAGACCTTGAGGATGCAGCCCTTACGTTGTTATCTAAAGTTACGGCAGAGTGGAACATAACTTACGGTGGAGATAAACCTAAACTCACTGCCACTAAAGCCAAAGAGTTATACGACGAAGTGTTCTGGATTAAAGATCAGATTGAGGGGGCTTTATCTAACTCTCTGGATTTTACGAAAGCCTAACTTCTCAGTTATGTGAGTGGTCTGAACACCAGTTCAACCTCAACAAACCTGACAAGGATGGCATTACGGAACGACAGCATCTTGAACAAGTAGAAGGGCAGATCGGACGAAGACCTGAAGCACTGGAACCCCCGACAGTATTTCCTCAGCTTTTGTCTCATGTCTGGTCTGCCTTTTGTGTTTTAAGCAACAGTAGAACCTCTGGTTTTTCTGGCCCTAATCCGATAACATACGAACAAATTAAAGCATGGAAGGAACTGACTGAGACACCTATTACTCCTTGGGAAGTGGAAGTGATTAAACGTCTTGATACAGTTTATATGGGGGTAGCAAATGGCTGATATACAGGTAATTATGGAAGTGGTCGGTCAGCAAGATATGGTGAAGGCCATTAAGACTGCTGAACGTATGGAGCTTGAGTTCAAGAAGTTAGACAAAGCCTTCAATACAAACAAGATTTCTGGTCAACAGTACTCCAAAGGTGTTGCTCAAATAGAAGCAAAGTACAAAACTCTAACTAAAACGACTGACCAACTAACATCTTCGACAAAGAGGTTTGCTGCTTCACAAGCTATGGCAGGTAAGAGAATCAACCGAATGGGCGCTAACTTACAACAGGTTGGCTATCAGGTTGGCGACTTTGCTGTTCAGGTTCAAGGTGGCACTAACGTCATGGTCGCCCTTGGTCAACAGGGTGCTCAGTTATTGGGTATCTTCGGTGCAGGGGGTGCTTTAGCTGGTGCTGCCCTAGCCATTGGTACTGCTTTAATCGCACCTCTAATGAAAGGGGAAAAGGCGGCTAAAAACCTTACTGACAGAATTAAAGACCTCAAGGCTGAAATATCTGACCTTAAAGGCGAACAAGTAATACCCCAAGAGCAAGTGGACCTTCTCCAAGAACAAGCGAAAATTCAAGACAAGTTATTGAGCCTTGAGGACCAACTCCTAACGAAAAAGGCATCCCTTGAAGAGATTAGTAAGAAGGTAAGTAAATCTTCGATGCTCTACGGAGATGCTCTAGCAGAGGTTAATGCACTAGAAGAAAAAATATTAAAAGTTGAAGAGGACAGGGCAGCAAACTCAAAAATTCTAAATGAGTATGGAGGAGCTTTATTAGAGAAAAGAGAAGAGCTTCGGAGACAAGAGGAAGAATCTTTAAGTCGTGAAATAGACCTACTCACTACTATCGAAAGGTTTGGTGAAGATTCTCTGGTTGTTCAAAGGTTAAAGAAGCAACAGGCTATTGAAATCTATGAGGAAGAGCTTAAGAGGTTACATTTACACCCAAGCATTATCAAAGGTCTGTTAGCGCAGAAATCTTTAGCTCTAGAAATATCAAATGCTATTTCTAATTCTGCATCTGAAGCTGCTAGGCTTGCTTCTAACTTAGAAACTTCAATGTCTTATGGCTCTTTGTCTAAGGGGGAGTTTTCTGGTGTTCCTTCTGGACTTGATTCTTTCGGTGGTGGAGGAGATTACAGATATGATTTACCTAGCACAATTAGACCTCCAAAAGTTAAAGGTAAAGGTGGGGGCGGTAAGGGTAAAAAAGACCCCTTAGCTGAACTTATGAAGCGTATAGAACTTGACACTAAACTCTTAGATAAAACTATTGAACGTCAAGAGGTAGAAAGAGCTATCGCTAAATCTAGGGATGAGTATTCTGAAAAGGCAATAGACTATGCTGTAGCTGAACTTGAGGCATACAATAAGATTGTAGACAAACGTAGACAGATAGACGACCTATTCGGTGTAGCACAATCCACTATGGAAGATGGTTTCATGGCTATGGTCGAGGGTACTAAGTCTGTAGAAGATGCCTTCAAGGATATGGCAAGACAGATCATCGCTGAACTCTATCGTGTACTTGTGGTACAACAAATGGTTGGTAGTTTTTCGGCTGGTGGAGGCGGTATACTAGGTGGTGCATATAAAATGTTTGGAGGTAAAGCCTCTGGTGGTACTGTTATGAGTAACACACCTTACCTAGTGGGTGAAAAAGGTCCAGAGCTTATCGTACCTCAGAACAGGGGTCACGTTATGAATGCTGACCTTACGTCTAAGGCTATGGGTGGCTCAGGTGGCACTGTAGTAGTCAACCAGAACTTTAACTTTCAAGCTAATGGTGATGAATCAGTTAAGAAGATCATTGCACAAGCTGCACCATCTATTGCTAATATGGCTAAACAATCCGTCATAGACGCTCGTAGACGTGGTGGAGTAATGAAAAACACATTCGGATGAGGATAACATGGCTATAAGCTACCCACTATCTACACCTACAAGTATAGGGATTGAGAAGGTTGAACTTAGGGCTGTCAATGCTGTCCTTACCTCTCAGTCTCCCTTTACTTACAAACAACAGGTTATAGCCCACAAAGGACAGAGGTGGGAAGCCTCAGTTTCTATTCCCCCTGTACGTAGGGATAAGGCTGCTGAGTGGAAGGCCATGCTGGTAGCCCTTAAGGGTCAAACTGGCACCTTCCTCTTAGGAGACCCTGACTACGCTACTCCTAGAGGTACAGTGTCCTCTTGTAGTGTATCGGGTTCTGAGGGTGATGAGACCGTAACTGTATCTATGTCAGGTTCCTTACTAGCAGGTGACTACATACAACTAGGTAGTGGTTCTTCATCTAAACTTCATCAAGTTCTAGTAGATCAGACAGGTGATGGCAGCTTAGAGATATGGCCTAGTCTTAGGGATGACTACTCATCTAGTACTGCTGTGCTAACAAACCCTAAAGGTGTCTTTAGGTTAAATAGTAATATGTCCTCTTGGTCAATAAACAACGCAAGTTTTTATGGTATATCCTTTGAGGCTATAGAAAACATTATGGGGTAAATATAGGATGGCTACAAGAGATTTAACATCAGCTATTGTAGATAGTTTAGACGATGAAGTTCTTCAGCCTTTTTTCGCTATAGAGATGCTATTTGACGGTAATAAAACGCTAAGGTTATGGACAGGTGTAGGTGAACTAGACTACCAAGGTAACAGTTGGTATGGTGCAGGTACTATGCTTGGGGTAGAGGCTGTAGAGGAGACTACAGAAATATCTGCCAAGGGTGCCACTATAAGTTTAAGTGGTGTACCTGCTGAGGTTCTATCTCTAGCCTTAAATGAACCCTATCAAGGTCGTAAGGCTAACATATACTTTGGAACTTTTAACGGGGGTGCTAGCCTATCTGAAATATTCTCTGGCTACATGGATCAGATGAACATAGAGGAGACTGCTAATACTTGTACTATTAGCCTTACCTTAGAGAACAAGTTAGTTGATCTAGAGAGACCTAGAGTATCTAGGTTTACTTCCTCTTACCAGAAGTCTGTCTATAGTGGTGATAGAGGCTTTGACTTCGTAGAAGACCTACAAGATAAAGAAATTGTTTGGGGTAGAGTAGTTGGAAATTAAGTATCAACAGGAGTTCCTTTACCTAATACAAGATGAGATTAAGCCTCTGATTGAAGAGGAGGTTACTGCTGGTGGTTTTTCAGGTGAATATGTAGACCCTGTTGAAACCTACTTGTTATACGAGAGTAATATAGTTCTTATCACGGCTAGGTCTGAAGGCAACCTTATTGGTTATGTAGCTTTCGTTAAATCTCCTATACCTTTTCAGAAGGATACGTTGTCTGCTCAGTCTCTTGGTTGGTTTGTATTGCCTAAGTATAGAGGGCTTGTTGGTCGTAAACTTCTGTCTGTGTGTGAGGGATACCTTAAAGAAGATGGCGTATCTCAAATTCTCCTTGGGGTAAGGGCTGAAGGTTTCGGTGCATTCATGTTAAAAAATGGTTACTCTTTAGATGAGATAACTTACAAGAAGGATATTTGATATGGCTGTCTCAGTTGGTATGGCCTTACTTTCTACGGCTGTAGGTGTCGCTACAGGAACTGTCGTTGCAGGTGTTGGTATTGGGGCAACTCTTTTTGGTGGAGGGATATTTGCTGCTGCTGCTGGACACTTCCTAGTAACTACAGCCCTCGGTGTAGCTCTTAATGCTTTAACACCTAAACCTAAAGCTCCTTCAGGGGACTCCACAAGTCGAGGTTACCAAGTAACTCAGACAGGCTCCGCACTAGCTCATCAGATTATCTACGGTAAAGTTAGGGCAGGTGGTGTTCGTATCTTTGATGGTACTACTGGAGATGAAAACGAATACTTACATCGTGTTATAGCTTTCACAGGCCATGAGATTCAATCCTTTAGCCAGATATATATAAATGATGAGGTTGTCACATTAGATGGTTCTGGTAATGTTACCTCCCCCTCTGAATATGAAGGTCATGTAGTAATAAAGAAACACTTAGGCTCCCCTGACCAATCCGCAGATAGTGACCTAGTATCTAATATCTCAGGTTGGACAAACAAACATAGATTACGTGGAGTGTCTTACCTCTACATTAAATACACTTTTGATTCTGACGTATTCCCTAACGGTGTACCTGAAGTAACTGCAACAATCAAGGGTAAGAAAGTATACGATCCTAGAAATGGTTCAACTTCTTGGTCTGATAACCCTGCACTATGTCTAAGGGACTACCTAACTAACACAACCTATGGTCTTGGAGAGAAGTCTTCAAATGTAGATGACAGCAAGGTTATTGAAGCAGCAAATGTATGTGACCGAACTAACACACCTAATGGTAAAACAAGGTATACTTGCAACGGCTCCTTTACTACAGGCTCTACTCCTTACGATGCCATAAGTACCCTACTAACTTCTATGGGTGGCTTACTGTGGTATGCACAAGGTGAGTGGAGAATGAAACCCGCCTACTGGACTTCTCCTGTACTTTCATTAGATGAGGATGACCTAAGAGGTAACCTGACAGTAAACACTAGGCACTCTAGAAGAGATAACTACAACACAGTTAAGGGTACGTTTAGGGGGTCAGAGAGTAACTGGCAGATAACAGACTATCCAGAAGTCTCTAACTCTGCATTCCTATCTGCCGATAACGGCCAAGAGTCTGTTATTGACTTAGCTCTCCCTTTTACAGATAACTCTAAGGAAGCTAGGAGGATAGCCAACGTAGCTCTTGAGAGGAACAGGCAACAACTTACCTTCACAGCTTCTTTTGGTATGAGAGCCTTTCAGTTACAGGTTGGTGATAACGTAAATATTACTAACTCTAGGTTTGGTTGGGAGGATAAACCTTTTGAAGTGACATCTTGGACTTTTGGTTTAGTTAATGGGCTAGACCTACAAGTTGAGATGGTACTTAGAGAAATATCTTCTAGCGTATTTAATGATCGTAGTGATGGTTCCATATACGAGAGGGACAACACTAACCTACCTAATCCTTTATACAAAATACCTGTAGGTTTTAGCACTGAGCAAAGTCTTAGGGTTATCAACGAGCAAGTGTTAGGTGTTATCTCTGTAGATATTACAACATCAAGCGTGTTTGCTACATCCTACATAGTACAGTTTAAACCTAGTTCAGAATCTACTTGGGCTAACGTAGGTACTGGTTCATCAGGTCTGTATGAAATCTTAATTGTAGCTGATGGTAAATATGACATTCGCGCAAGGTCTGTGAGTACACTAGGTGTTCACGGAAAATGGACTAACAAGACAGTAGACTTTAAGGTTTTTGCTATACCTCCTCAAGATGTAGAGGACTTTTCAGGTAACGTAGTAGGTAACTCTCTGCATCTTACTTGGTCTCCCGTAACCGACTTGGACTTGTCTTACTATAAGATAAGGTACTCGTCAGAGACTTCAGGTGCTACCTACTCAAACTCTGTTGACTTAGTAGATAAGGTGGCCAGACCTGCAAATTCTGTCGTAGTACCCGCACAAACTGGAACTTACTTTATTAAGGCTGTAGATAAGGTGGGTGGGCTATCTATTAATCCTTCCAGTTTTGTGGTTCTAGTAGACTCAAACAACATAGAAGATTTTAATGTTATAGTTACACTGACTGAAAGCCCTTCCTTCTTAGGAACAAAGTCCAATGTAGTAGTCATTAGTGATGATGGAAGTGACTACTTAGCTTTAGATACGGAGTCTGAGTTTGACCTCGCAACAGGAGACTTTGATGACTCTCTAGGTTTTTTTGATGGTGGTAGTTCTGGAGGTGTTAGTGACGTAGAATCTTCAGGAGTATACTATTTTGCTAGTTCTATTGATCTAGGTGAGAAGTATACAAGCAGAATAAGACCTAAGTTTAAAGTGGATTACTTAGATTATGTGTACGACTTCGACGGTGCTACAGGTAACTTTGATGACCGACAAGGTAACTTTGATGGAGACCCTGATCAGTTTGATACAACCTCAGCATTTTTTCAGCTAAGGCACACGGACGACGATCCTTTAGGTACACCGTCTTGGTCAGATTGGCAAAAGTTTATCGTTGCTGACATCTCTGCTAGGGCGATGGAATTTAGGGTTATCATGACCTCTAAATCTAAAGCATCTTCTCCCGCCGTTAGGGAACTATCAGCAGAAATAGATATGCCAGATAGAACTGAGTCTGAACAGGACATAGTATTTACAGGTAGCAAGGTAGTAACATTTCCCAATGCATTTAAAGACACTCCCGCTTTAGGTTTATCCTTAGCTAATTTAGCTGATGGTGAAAGATATGTCATAACCGACAAAAGTCGTACAGGGTTTACTATAGAGGTGCTTGATGGAACTTCTGCAAGTACAAACCCTGTAACTTTAGATTACGTGGCAAAGGGCTACGGAAAGGAACTAAGTTAATGTCTCAACACGATTTCAACATAGCAAACCAAGGATTTCCTTCTACTAGGTCAGACTTAAATAACGCTTTAGCTGCTATAGCTTCAAGCTCTTCTGGTGATTCAGAACCTACTACAACCTACCCAAATCAGTTTTGGTATGATACAACAAACAGCAAATTGATGTTTCGTAACGAGTTGGATGATGGTTGGCTCTTACTGTTCGAAGTAGATCAGTCAAGCAGCAGTGGTGTTTTTTCTAGCGATGCAACCGATATAAACTACAATCACGGTGGAACTGGAGCTGTAGATCGTAGCGTCAAAGAAAAACTTAAAGATACTGTATCGGTCAAAGACTTTGGTGCTGCTGGCGATGGCGTGACGGATGACACTGTGGCTATTCAAGATGCGATGGACGCTCTATCAGATGGTCGTTCTCTATACTTTCCCAAGGGTCGTTATATAGTCTCATCTACAATTAACTGCACTCGTGAACATTTTCGCGTCTTTGGTGAAAGTGCTCCTTCGCAAAAAGGTCAGAACCAAGAGGAAGGTTCGGTTATAGAATTTACCCAAGCTACAACTCAAGGCATCATATTTGATGATCTACAGTCGGGAGATAATCCGACAACCCGACGTATAGCTGTCGAAAATATGGGCTTTGTTGGCAATACTACTTCCGCAGTCGTGCAGTTTCACAATGCCCCGCAGATAAATATTGAGAATGTTTTTGTAGACAACCAAACAACTGGCGATGGTCGGGGTATCAACTTTCTTACTTGTTTTTTAATTAGTACAAAGAACCTGTTTGTATTTAAGAGCGAGAACGTCCGCGCAACAGACAGCATTGGTATTCGACTCACACTAAACGAAGAACAAATGGCTGGCATATACAATTTTGAAAGCACAACCATGAGGGAGTGGGGTACCGGCTTAAAGGTTGAAGGCTCTTACACCCCTGACCAAGAGCAAAGATGGCAATCGTTTAATTTGCATGGGTCACAAACTAAAAGTAACAACGTTGGAATTGATTTGGTTGGTCAAATTCAGTCAGGAACGATTACGGGAAACTACTTCGAAGGTGATATGAGTTCGTCAATTCGTATGTCTCAGGGTGTAGAGAATTTTCTAGTTGCTGGCAATTTCTTTAATGGGGGTTCGGTATCTGGTCAGATCAACGTAGGCTTGGACACTTCCACAAACGAAGGATTCGTGCGCAACATCACTATGCTTAGTAACAATCACACAAGCATAGATTCTCGTGGAGTTTACATCCGCGCTAACGACAATTTTGCAAGCGGTATTAAAATCGAGAACTGTTATTTTGAGGAAGCATCAGGAGCCAGTTCAACGATTGGTATTTCGGTAGCTGGCAATCCAACAACAACTCGCATTCAAAGCTGTTCGTTCGGGGCGATTGATACTAAGATCAGCAATGATGAAAATGCTTTGTATATCGACGATGTTGACGGTCACTTTGTTCGTTCAGTTAATCTTGAAACGATTTCAGCAAAATTAACATTAACTGCTGACAGCCCGCGCATTCAAAGTATCGACTGCGACCCAACGAACAGGTCGATTGTTCTTCCAGCAAAATCTGTTTCGCAGGGCAAAGAGTTTCTAATCACAAACACAGGCTCTTCTAATGACCTAATCGTCAAAGACAGCGCAGAATCAACAACTATTGTTACAATTTCCGGTGGAGAATCTGCATTAGTTTGGAATGATGGGACTGATGATTATGGGAAAATTTTATAATGAGAACAAGTGATGAGGGTATTTGTGCTTTAATGCAGCATGAGGGTATTGTACCTGCTCCTTATTTAGATTCAGTGAATGTGTGGACTTATGGTATAGGTCACACGAAATCGGCTGGTGAACCTAATCCTGAGTTAATGGGAAAGGGGATGCCATCCGACCTTGATGCTGAGTTGCAAGTTGTGTTTGATGTATTTCGAGAAGACATAAAGAAATATGAGGCTCTTGCAGAGAAGGCAATTACGGTTAATGTTGAGCAACATGAGTTTGATGCTCTTGTTTCGTTCATATATAATACAGGGGCAACTACAGCCACTTGGATTAAGACACTAAATAGTGGTAACCGTGAACTTGCTGCTCAACAGATTATGAACTGGACTAAACCACCAGAGATCATCCCACGAAGAACTTCTGAGCAAGTACTTTTCAGGGATGGCATTTACCCTACAGACCCTATTACTGTTTGGAAGGTTAGTGACAGTGGAAAGGTGATCTGGTCTCCAGCACGTAGTCTATCTCACGATGATGCTTTAAGTCTTATGCACAAGCAACCAAACCCTACGCCTAAACCTGAGACACGTCCCTCTAGAGGTATACACCAATCTAATACTCTTCGTGCTTCTTTTGGTGCAATGTTTGCGTCTATAGGTAGTGCTGTAACGGCATTCTCTGCTCTTGATAGCCTATCTCAGTACATTGTCTTAGGTTTCGCTGGCATCGGTATACTGATGACTGTATGGATTGCGCGTGAGCGTATAAAGAAGTGGGGTCAAGGTTATAAATGATGTTGTTCAAGTTTAAGTTTTACGTATTAGTAGGTCAATGTTATGAGTTCTGATGATCTAGACCGTAGGATATTGCGTTTAGAGGAATCGCATGAAACCCTAGAAGACAGCTTAAACCAACTGAACACCACTATAGCTCTGTTAAACCAGACTGTAGAGGCTATGGCTAAGAGGGAAGAGAAAAAGCAACAGTTCTTAGATAGGACAGGGTTGTTTGTTGTTGGGGGTTTAATCTCAGCCTTACTCGCTTGGGTGATTAGGGGGGGTCTTGGACAGTGACTGTTGATCGTATTAAGAGTAACTTAGGTTGGCTTATTGCAGGTCTGGTAGTTTTTACTATAGCTATGTCGGTGTACCTTGAACTTAGGAGTTTTTACTCTAGCGCAGAGAAACCTTTAGATAAGAACGAAGTGGGAGAGTGTAATTGGCAACATACTTGGACACAATAACAGTGGTTTTAGCTCTGATTACTTTGGTTATTTACTCTAAAAGGTTGGTTTATAGTACCAGCTTTATAAATGTTCTAAGTTTCGTTATAGTGTTTAGCTACCTTTTTGCACAGACAAATTGGACTACCGCTTGGATTCTAGGGTACGAATGGGGTAGGGAGTTTGCAAACTACATTTGGTTTATATTTAATACTTCAGTTTTCATTCTTCTTTTTACTAGTAAGGAAGATTAACTTGGAGGCAAAGGGGTATGCTAAGGCAGGTTTATGAGGGAAGACTACTTCTCTTATCACTGCTACTAGTCTTAATGTTTATGTCAGGTTGTGGCAAGAGTCCACTTAGTTTTCTGACAGGAGGTGGGACTAACGTAGCTGCTAACACACAGATAGGTAAAACTAATAACCAGACTGTTGGGACTAATACTACTGTGGCACCAACCGTATCTTTAAGACCTAAGTCTAGGGTTGATACGATAGACCAAAGTAACGAGACTGTTAATAACTACCAGTTACCCTTGTGGGTCTGGATTGCAGGTATTCTACTGTTCGTTATCGGTTGGGTAACAGATACACCACACACTTATATTAGGCGTCTAAGAAGGCGTTAGAATCACAAAAGCCCCCCTTCGGGAATCCTTAAGTGGAAACCTGAAGGGGGGCTTTTTTCGTTTATACTTCTGAAACTACGAAGTTGATAATATCTAGAAACTCTTTTGTGTCGTCATAACCTCCAATAGTTACCCAATTTCCATTGTTAGCCTCTAGCTGAACCAAAGGTATAGTCCCATGCACCTCTAGGGTGTAGTTCTTGAACACAGGGCTACTATCAATGTCTCTGAATACATAAGGTATCTCTGCTGTATCTAGTTCCTCCTTTACCTTCTGACAGGGTTCACACCAACTAGCCCCATACACTACTACTCTCATTTATCTAGTTCCTTTCAGTTCATCTTGTGTCATTGGCCCTCTTTTCCTTTGTTTCGTTGCCATCGTTTGTACTCAATCCACTCATACACTTGTCCACTGGGGAGTTTGATTAAGTCTCCGACGTGATTTCCTCTTTTTGGAAAGTCCTCTACAAGTCTTGGAGTTTTCATTTATCTAGTCCCTTTTAAAGCTTATTATACTCAGAAGCAAAGAGGACCGAACTTCCAGCCTTATAACCTTCATCTTTACCTTCAGCAAAGCCACGGTCATACGCAACACCACGCTCTATGTCCATGTCCACTGCGTACTCATCACGCGCATCATTCGTAGCATCAGCGTACCCACGATCATATGAGTTGTACGTGTTAGTTTGTTCCTTCCATTCTCCGCACCACCTTCCTTCAGACTTAAGTACAGCTTTAGGGTATCTGCGGCAGTATCCTCGCGGGTTACCGAATAGTTCTGACTCAGTTTCACTGGGATCAAAGTATCGGCAAGTTTTACAGGTTTTCATTTAGTAAGAGCCTCCCATGATACAGGATACAAAGGTTTCACGATGTCACCGATCTGTTTAGCTAAGTCTTGTGTCTCCTTTTGTGCATGACTGTCAGTACGTTGGTTGTACAGGTTAGCAATGGCATAGAGGTTGCCTGTCATGACGACCTCAGTGTACATCGACTGTGGTAGGATCACCCTAGCCTGTTCTGGTGCTACACCATTGGCAATCATCATACTGTACAACTCCTCACTAGACCTAACGTGCATTTTGTAAGCCTCCTCTGGGGAAAGCATGTAACTCCACAGGTTAGGATTCTCTTGTTCAGGGAACAACTCTTCAACAACAGACTCATCAGAACTCCCCTGCTTCACGTTGTCAGCCTTTTTACGCCACACGTCAGGCACATAGAACTCAGGATCACTATCTACATACCTCCGAGAAATCTCGTTGTACTCAATGCCTGTGGTGTGCTTCATAATCTGACGTGCTACGAAGATGGGCATCTTTAAGTGCAACGTGATAGCTGTGTGAGCAAAGGGCGACCAATGGGCAGGCATCTTACGGATGTGGTTTAAGGTTGACTCAATGAGTTCTACAGTTTCGGGTTTTCCTTCAGACCAATCCCCTTTAACGACATCCGAAAGTTTATCCCAATCACCAGACGTACAACCTCTAGCAAGGAACTGTATTAACCCTTGGTCTTGCTTGGATAGGGCCATCTTGTCGGCACACTCTTTTGTACACGGAACATTTGGACCCTTACACCCACGAACACAGACAAGTTTACTACGCTTACCAAAGGACACTTTCGCTGCATTGACTACCGAAAGATCGTCACCCATGTTATCTATGTATTTTGCTTTCATGTACTACCTTTGACCTCCGTTATCTAAGAAGTAACTAATCATTTCATCTTCGTGTTTTCGTTGCAACATATACTCTAGACCTAACTTCATCTTACGCTTATGTTCAATGACGCCGTAATACTGAGATTCACTTAAGTTATCAAATGTTACAATTTCTTTTTTATCTTCCATGTTCCTCTCCAAGATAACTGAGTTAGTGGTGACCCCATGATTACCACAGGGTCACTTATGATCTTTACGGCATAGCTTAGGTTATGTCAAGTCCACAATCTCACAACTATCACCTGAACAAGCCATAGTCTGCATACCTGATGTATTATCCTCTTCTTCGTACTCAGATAGTTTAGACCAATCAATAGAGTCAGGCATCTCATCTAGTAAGATATGATAGTCTGTAGCAGCACACTCCTGATAGGGAGCCTGTTGATAGGAGCCACCGTCATGCGGTAAGAATGATACACCAGACATCTCATCAAAATGCTCATAGACAAAAGCACCTACATCCATCCACTCATCATCCTTTACTGACACAGTAACAGAAGGTTTATGCTCACACCAATTCCGCTGGTATACCAACCAAGTCTTTAGTTGTTCCATAGCTGATACGTCATCCCTTACTACAGCACCTTGAGGTGACTTCACAGGGAAGCTAAATACTGTAGTTTGTTCTGGCTTCATCACACAAGGCTCACTAGGGATACCCTGATCCTTCATAAACTGAGTCAGAGGGTCTTTGTTATCTCCTCGTACAGTACGAATATAGTAAGGACTATGGCGGGTGTGAATACCAGAAGCACTATCAACCAGTTGACTAACTGTGCCAGAGGGCTTAACACAAGTAATAGCCGTAGAGATAGATATGCCAAGGCGATCAGCCCAATCAGCGTTAGTAGCAACAGCCACACCTCGAAGATGATCAAGGGTCTTCTCCAATCCTTTGTTAGATGAGGTCATCAATGGGTTATCCATGATACCTGTTAGGCTTACACCAAGTAGACGCTCCTCTTCTGTGTTACGTTGCCATATCTTACGTAGGTATGGGAAGTGAGTATAGGTTGATTGTATAGTACCTAGAATAGTAGCAAGACGAACCTTACGCTCTAGGTCATCAATAGTATCTGTGGCCCGTACTACCACCTCTGTTAGATTGCAGAACTGATAGGGTCTAAGGATGATTTCAGAGCATGGGTTAGTTCCAAATTCATAATCTGGGTCTCTACGTCCATTCTTAGCTGCCTGTACCTTACTTGCTTTACGGTTGAATACACCACGTTCACCTGACTTACTCTCTACTAGGGCAAGCCACTCACGCATATAGGTCTCCATGTCAGGCTTCTCCGTGTAGCACACAGAGTTGTTAGCTAATGCCCTTTGCCCTTGTGTCTCCCACCACATACCTGACTTAGCGTGTCGCATACGATCATCAGATAGGTTACTAAGGCTAATCATAGCAGACCTACGAACACCACCTACTACAACTACCTCACCTATCTTACACATGATGTCATGGCACTCAATAGAGGATAGCTTACGGCTTGTAGCACCCTTAAAGGTATTTATGGTGAACTGGAATAAATCTACTAGGGGTGCAGGACCAGATGCCCTTCCTCCGAATGTCTTTAGTTTAGAACCAGCAGGTCGTACCTTAGATACATCCCATCTAGGAATCTCTCCAGCCCAAAGCAAAGATAACAGTTGACGGTAAGCCTTAGCCCAACCCTCTTTGCTATCCTTTACAACAATAGTAGTCTCACTCACGAACAGTTGGTCAGGTACATCTGGTAGCTTGCTAATGAACTGACGCTCTACAGAGAACCCTACACCTGTACCACACAGCAAGATGAACATAGCCTCATCAAAAGACTTAGGGTCATCTACAGGTAGGTATGAACAGTTGTACATACAGGTGTTGTCACGGTTAGCTGCCTTACCTGCTGTCATTAGACCACGCATAGAAGGCATCACCGCAAGGTCTAGGATCGCGTGTCGTAGTTCGTAGGAGACCCCTTGCATATCATTGTCTCTGCCATTCAGAGGCTCTAGTTTGGTATCAACCACGTTCATCATATACCTATCAACAGTCTCAGAGAATGTCTCACGGCGTCCCTCTTTGTCTAACCATTTAGCGTAACGAGATAGTGCAATGAATGTTTGGTAGTCATTTGGTAGTACATTATTTGTCATCTAATCATCCCTATCAGGTATTGGTATTTAAAGTAAAGCTCAACAGCAGCAAAAGGTCCAACAGTAAGAGTAGGCCAAAGAAAACCCTTCCAATCAAAGAAACTCCAGTTCCAATCGTAGACTTTCTCTAGGTCTGTTATCTCCCTCATCCAGTAGATAGCAACCCCCACTGTTGGAGAGAGGGTTACTAAAGATACTAATGCAGCTATTACCGCGTGTGAGTATGGATACTTAATCATTACCACGGCCTCTCATTGTCTTATCTTCACCTAGCCATATCAGTCTATCTATATCACTACGGTTAATACCAATATCACTCAACTCACGATCAGTAAGTCTATTTAGTTGTTTTATTGTACGTCTATGTGAACGCCAAGTAGCCAAGTAGTTCATGTATCGCCAGAACCAATTCATCTGTTATCTCCATTCCCTTGTAGTGTCCCTCGTTCCTTACGAGAGTTTAACTTATCCATGTTCATAGTCTTTGTTACTTCTGGGTCTAAATCTAATGCACCGTGTAGTGCATACCAGTAGAAGATAACATCACCTAATTCCTTTTGCAACCCCTCAAGATCAATATTTCCATCGCGTACTTTCTTCTTGATCTTCTCAGCTACCTCACCTGCCTCACCTACGAGACCTAGTGTATTCTCTAGCAGTCGGTCAGAACCTTTAGTCAAGATCATAGACTCTACGAACTTGAAGTAGTCTAACCTTTGGTTAATTCGAGACCTTTCAGCAGCACGACCTCGTTCTTCTGGTTCCATATCTCTAATCAAAGTAATCTCCCATAAAATTCTGTTGGCCCTCTGTGGTGATAATCAAAGAGATACCAACAACAGTTATCTTTACCTACACTCTTACTATCTTCTATCCACTTAATCCTTCCAACCGATACAACCTTTTTACACATAGTCATATACTCTGCTGACTGCTTAGTGTGCATCCAATCGGCATCGAATAGTAACCAAGTGGGTAACTGAACACTATACCACTCAATGAAGGGATGCAAGAACTTTCTATCCCAAGGTGGATTAGTTATGCAGAAGTCTAAAGGTTTACAAGCTAGAAGGTGCATTGCATCGTACTTCTTAACATCATCTGCTTGAGGCTCAATATCACTCTTATGAGTACACACCCCAGAACCTTGAGTAAGTTCTGAGATGTGGCTCACAAGTCTACCATCACCAGCACAAGGTTCTAAGTATTTAAACCCTTGGTACGGTAGGTGGTCAATAAGAGGCTCTACAGCTTTAATTGGTGTAAAGTAAGCATCTCTATCCCGTCTAGTGTAGGAACTTCTCTTTCCCATGATCCTTATTCCCTTCAAGTTCTTCTAAAAAAGATATTAGACTTATAAGAGTTAACTCATTTAAGATATGTGACTTATATTGAGTATATGCAATGTAGCCTAGTAAAGTAACGGTTACAGCCATAAATATTGTTTCTACTAACATTGTTATTCCACACTTTCTATCATTGAATTAAGATACCACTGAGCCTTCTTCAAGTCTTCAATACCGTTCTTGTACTTATAACGCCAAAGGTACTTCATCACGTTACCTTTGCAGTAGTCTTGATAACTATTACCAAGAGAAGCCTTGATAGCATCAATACATTCTATACCTGATTGGTTGTAGTGACTTGGACTGTTTACGTTATCTTTAGTTTCTTTATTACCCATAACCTCTTCTTCAGTTACCAGTTTACCATTCAAGTACCAATCTTTATCACCATGACACCACTCAATAGCGGGACCATCTTCACGGTGTAGTTCTCCATTCAAAGTCCATAACTTAGTGCCGTGTTCGTTTATTTTCATAGTAGGTTTATCATTCATTCCCATAACCTCTTCTTCAGTCACTTCCTCGCCGTTCAACCACCACTCCTTAGTGCCATCAGCCCATTCTTCAGCAGGGCCATCTTCTCGGTGTAGCTTACCTTTCAAGTACCAAGACTTATCGCCATTAGAATATTCTATAGCAGGGCCATCTTCTCGGTGTAGCTTATCGTTTAAGTACCAACACTTATCGCCACCCCAATGTTCTTCCATAGTAGGTTTATCATCCATTCCCATATTCCTTCTCTAGCATATCCATAGACACGAACATAGGCTCAAACCTACCGTTGTCAACCCCTTTCATTAGGACTACACCATTCCACCAGCTTAGGTTCGCCTGACCCGCCCACGCTTCCTCATGTCCCTTGTAGCAGCCAACCACCATCCCAATACTACCAGCATCATCCTTAAAGTACACATCACGTTTATGACTATGACCACACACAGAAGAGTTGTGCCTATTGTTGATGACGGAGTAAGCATGGTGAATACCAGAAGTAGCTGTCCCATAGTTCCCAGAACTAAAGAAATGAGCAAAGTCAACACCACAGTAGTTAGCGATTGAGGGGGCGCTATTGTAGTATTCATGGTAGTCATCGAACCACTGGTCTGTTTGAAGATGCCCAAAGGAAATCCCGTAACCTTGTCCCGTCCTATCCTCATTTCTGGGGCTTTCTGCAATAGCTTTCTTGATTCTATTTTCATGGTTCCCCTCAAACCCTACCCAGTGGAGTTTCTTACGCTTCAGCTTCTTATACGGAGACCGTAGACGATCCTGAGCCTCATTGTAGTGGTTTATATCGTCACCGTAGTTCTGCATCACTACAGCCTGTGGGTAACGGGTGTCGAAGCTATTAAGACTGCACATATCAGCACCATCACCTAAGTCTATAACCATATCAGGTTTCACTTCAGCGATATACTTACCTAACCAATCGAAACGCTCATTACTTACTTCAGGTGCCGTATGCGCACAACTGAATACTAGGATGTCTTTAGTCATTTTTAATTGCCTTCTCATCTTGTAAGTAGGTTCCTAGGTAAAATAGTGCATCCTCTAGGTCTACACCATTAGCTCTCAGTAGGTCTACGATCTTATCAACCATCTTTAGTCTCCGTTAATTCTCATCTCAACTTCAGGTTCCTCTAGCCAACTCTCAGGTATAACCTTGTCAGCATATAAGAACCCATGACGCTCACACCAATCACCATAGGAGGTCTTACTACCTTTGTTGATCTTAGAGTTTGAATTGGTAAAAACAAACCGTATGTCCAACTTAGGGTATTGCTCCTTGATTCGCAAGTGCTTTCGTCTATCTGCGGCTACGAACCGCCCTTTAGTTTCTATGATGATACCGTTATAATATAACACAAAGTCAGGTGTGTAGTAACGCCACTGGTGATCCTCCCACTTGATCTTATGCTTCTCGTACTCGTATGGAATACCTCTATCTTCTAGGTGCTTACAGTTGTCAGCCTCAAGACCTGAGCGTACCCCATACTTTAGTTGTGCTGCCTTACGTTTGTTACTCATACTTACACAACCTCTTTAACTCCTTCTTGTGACCTTTACTGTCGGGTAGTAAATACAGATACCTGCTTTTTGAAAACCTTTTTACGGGCGTCCAACCTCTCTCCTTAGCCACATCACTTTTTATATTTACACCGTTTTGCCTTGGGTGTCTAAGCCTACCTTCCAAGTCAAGGTAGAAAGTTGCCTTTGATGTCATACCACAGAAAAGAGCGTTTGTTGCTTTGTAGATTACACCTGTATGCCCTTCTGTGCTATCAGCAAATGTTAAGACTGCCCAAATATGCGGCTTGTCTTTTTTGAGGCGTTTTAAGCATCTGCTGATAAACCAACTTTCAGTACCTTTAGGTGTAGGTTCTCCCAGAGGAGCATCTTCTATGTACAACCTATGTAACTCAGTTACGTTGTTTTTATACTTAGGGCCAAAGACGCTAGACCTTACGTTTTCAGAGCAAGGGGTTGCAAAGCACAAGGCACCTATTAAGACACCTTGATCCTCTAAAAACAAACCGTAGCAGGGTGAAGGCCCGTTGTGACAAGACCTCGAATAGTGGTTTTCTCTGATGTAATCTTTGGCTACCTTAGATTTCAGGGGTCTTACTGAGTAGTTATCAAAAGTTACACTTGTCATACTGGAGGCTCCCACATTTCACCTTCATACCTACGTAACCACAACAGCCTAGCGTTCTCTAGGAGAACATCAGCATCCCCGTTGTACATCTCTAGTGCCTTAGTATACATCTCCTTTACTGTAGTACAGCCTT